ATGGTCCACTTGTGGACCTATCCTCCGGTCATGAGCCAAAAACCATCCACATCTGGCACCACCACCTGCGCCAACGACTGGCACAGGGCCGAGATTGTCTGCGCGCTGCGTCTGCGCGGCTGGAGCTTGCGCAGGTTGTCGGCCGAGCAAGGGTACAAACCCGGCGTCCTTAAGGGGGCACTCGACCGCCCGTGGCCGAAAGGGCAGCAGATCATCGCCGAAGCCCTCGGCGTCGATCCGGCGTCGATCTGGCCAAGCAGGTATTCAACTGCGTCGGGACAGAGCGGCCTAGGGGTGCGTCTCAAGACGGCCATTGCACAGCTTGGCATGACCAGAATCGAGTTTGCGGACCGCACGGCCATCCCCATTCGGACCCTGGCTAGTTATATCGCCGGGAGAAGGAAACCTGGGGCCGACGCCTTGGCCTCTATTGCAGCCCAAGGCGTCAACCTCAACTGGCTACTCACGGGTGCAGGGCCAATGTGGCAGGACGAGGGGCGGAAATGACACCCGTCGAATGGTTCAGCCTGGCAGAAATCGCCGCAGCCGCCGGGGTATCAAAGCAGGCGGTAGCCAGGAGGGCGAGGGATTGGCCCTCCAGGGAAGTCCGCATGAATGGCGGCATCGCTAAGCAGTACAACATCGAATCGATAGCCTCGGGGGGGTATTCCTCCGCGTTGAAACAGTTGCTCCCTGCCGCCCCAACGCCCCCATCCCCAGAAAACCCCACCCCCGACAGCGAACGCTCTTCCCACCTTTGGCGGTGGGCGTGGACCAAATCGCAAAAACACCGCGACATCGGCCAGAACAAAGCGATGTGCCTTTTTAAATTGCGCGACCTGCTCGACGCGAAAATTCCCGTGCGCGAGGCGCTGGAAACAGTGGCCCAGGAATGGGCCATACCTGCCGCCACGATACGCGGTTGGTATTACGGCACCAGCCAACACCCAGGAGTGCGCGAGCACCCCAAAAGCGATTGGGCGGCGCTGATGATCCCCGGCTGGAGCGTGCAGCACGAGCGTAAAGAAATTCCCCCGGCTGCGTGGGATTACTTTCTGGCCCTGTATTTAACCCACGACGGGGACACCGTCGCCGAATGTTACCGCCGCACGGACGAAGCGGCCAAGCAGCACGGGTGGGGCGACTTGCCCGCGCTGCGCACCTTTCACAAACGGGTGCAGAGCGACATTAAGGAGTCCACCCGTGTGTATTGGCGGGAGGGCGAGGTGGCGTTGGCTCTCCTGTATCCCCCGCAGAAGCGGGATCGGTCGATGTACGCAGCGGGCGAGGCGGTGGTGGGCGACGGGCTGAAGTTCGACAAGCTGTGGGTGAAGTGGCCCGACGGCGAGGTGCTGAACACCAGCACCGGTTGGTTCTGGGCCGATCTGCGCAGCAACAAGATTCTGGCCTACCGGCTGGCCAAAACCGAAAACACCGATCTTTTCCGCCTGGCCACCTACGACCTGACCGCCATTTGCACCCCTACCGATGCGTGGATCGACAACACCGTGGTCGCCGCCAACAAGGCGATGACCGGGCGGTCGGGCAACCGCCACCGCTTTAAAAACAGGGAAGACGACCCCCTGGGGTTGCTGCAACTGGTGGGGATTACCCCCCGTTTTACGTTGCCCGATATGACCAAATCGAACCCCGGCGCCAAACCGATTGAACGCAGTTTCGGTATTGGCGGATTGCACGATCTGGTGGCCAAACACCCACAATTTTTAGACCGGGGCTTCAGCAAAGCCACCGCTATTCCCTACGCAGAATTCGCGCAGGTGGTGGCGCAAGAAGTGGTGCGTTTTAACGCCCGGCCCAACCGGCGTACCGACATTTGCGCCGGGGTGAAGAGCTACGACGAAGCCTTTGCCGAAAGTTTCAAGGACGCGACCGTCCGTGTGCTGACCTTGGAGCAGCGGGAAATGTTGCTGCTGATGCCCGAGGTGGTGACCGCCAGCCGGGAGCGGGGGGAGATCAAGCTGCAAGCGGGCAAGGGGCCCCACGGCGCCCATCGCTATTGGAACGAAGCCATGGCCGACCGCAAGGGGCAGAAGGTGGTGGCGTACTACGACCCCGCCGATCTGCTGGCAGCAGTCACGGTGACCACCTTGGACGGCCAGGTGATCGGCAAAGTGCAGCACTACGCCGGGGTGGGCTTCGGCGATACCGAGGCAGGGCGGGAGTGGGCCAAGAACAAAGCCCGCAGCCAGAAAGCCCAGAAGGTTGCGGCCCAGGCCGACAAACGGATGGGCGCCCTGGAGGCGGCAGCCTTAACGCCCGCCCCCAACACCCCTGCGTCCATCCCAGCCCCCGGCTTGGTCGCCCCCAATTTTGGGCAGCCGCTCAAGCGGGTGGCGAACGGGGATGTCGTCGGCCCCTCGTCTGACCCCCAGCGGCAGCGAATCTTCCAAGAAAACGTCAACAGGATGCTGGATCGGCACCTCGCCAAAACAGCACCTCTCAAGACCCGTTCAACGGGCGCCAACCAATAACAAAGGAGATTCGTCATGACGGCCAAACGTGAGGTGGATCAAGAGCAGGTGAGGCAACAGGTCAAGCAGGTGATGACCGAGGACGAGCTGACCGGGGCCGAAGTAGCCCGTCAGTCCGGGGTGTCGATGTCCCGGCTGTCGCCCTGGCTGGCCGAGAAATACACGGGCGACGGCGCCAAGGTGGCTCGGGAGGTGGGGCGCTGGCTGGCACTGTACCACCTGCGCAAAGAGGACTCCTCCGGGATGCCTCCCGACCCCGAATGGGCTGCCACCCCCACCGCCGGTCAGATTCTGGCCGCCCTTGGGTACGCCCAGCTGGCTGGCGACATCGCCCTGATCTACGGGGGAGCCGGGTGCAGCAAGACCGCCACCGGCCTGCATTACGCCGAGACCCGCCCCAATGTGTGGTTTTGCACCGCCAACCCCACCACCGAGACCCCGATGCCGATCTTGGCCGAGATCGCCGCCGCCGTCGGCATCCAGCCTGGCAGCAGCGCAGCGGCGACGATGCGCGACCTCGTCAAGGCGATGCGGGGCAAGGGTGGGATGCTGATCCTCGACGAGGCGCAAAACCTCGGGGTCAAGGCGCTGGACGCCGTGCGGGCGATCCACGACGCCACCGAGGTGGGGTTGGCGCTCCTGGGCAATGAAGAGGTGTACACCCGCATGACCGGCGGCAGCGGCAGCCGGGCCGCCTACCTCGACCGTCTGTTCAGCCGGGTCGGCAAGCGGCTCAAGGTGAGCCTGCCCCAAGCCGCCGACGTGGAGGCCTACGCAGGCGCCTGGAAGGCGTTCGACGCCGACAGCCTCGCCCTGCTGCGCTCCATCGCCAGCAAGCCGGGGGCGCTGCGCATGGTGCGCAAGACCATCCGTTTGGCGGCGATCAGCTCTCCCGGCGGTCTGCACGGGGTGGGGGCCGCCGAGATTCGCGCCACCTGGGGCGAATTGTGGGGAGGTGCGTGATGCCTGGATCGATCAGCCGCGCAAACGACATTAAAACGCCTTTCAACGGCTGGATTCCGGTTATCCAGAATCTGCCCCCCCGACAGGTGGATGTGCTCGTCTGGTTCGATGCGGGGCTGCCCGACGGCGGATGGGTCGAGACGGCCTGTCTCGACCGACACGACCGGTGGCGTCTGACCGGCGGCGACTCGACGCACACCCCCATGTATTGGATGCCGCTCCCCCCACCCCCGCCGGGCGCCCCATGCGCCTGACCTGCCCCTGTTGCGGCGCCTGTGCCTCGCTGGAGGGGTGGACGCTCGATTCCCAGGCGCGGGGGTTGGTGGCGGCGGTGGTGAAGGCCGACCTGGGTGAGGGGGTGCTGGATTACCTGGCCCTGTTCCGCGATCCGAAGGGGGCAGGGCTCGATTTTGCCGAGGCCACGAAACGGATCGATGCCCTGGCGGCGGTTAAAAACCAGGGGCAAATCCCCCGCGAAAGCGGCCCGGTGCCCATCACCGGGGCGCTGATCGTGCGGGGGATGGCCGAGGTGGTGGCCCAAGCCCGCAAGCCGGGGGCAAAGGTGATGCGCCCCCTAAAAACCCACAGCTACCTGTGGGGTGTCGTGGCCAATCTGGCCGAACAAGAGTCCGCCGCCGAGGAGGAGCGCCAAGAGGAGGCCCGGCGCAACCCCTACCGGCAACCCCGCGCCAGCCAACGGCCACAGGTGGCCGACCGGCTGTCGGAGCAGGAGTTGGTCGGCGGGTTCGCGGCGGTGCGGCAGATGCTGCAAACCGGCCTTAAAGGGGGATCGAACGATGTTTGAAGTCGTGTTATTCGCTGTCGGGGTGGCGCTGTTGGTGGCCACCCTGCGGTTGCTCCAGAGCGCCCGGCGTCACCGACGTCACCGGCGCCATACCCGAGCGGTGTCCCAACAGGGGTATCGCTGGATCGCCTACACCGGCGCCCTGCGCCGGGATTAACCCAGGAGGCCACCATGCCCCCCCGTAGCCCTACCCGCATCAAAGCCCCCGCCGTGGCGGTGACCGTCCCGGCCAATCGGGACCAAGCCGCCGCCGCTGTGCGGCAGATTGGCGACCTCAACCGTGAGCAGATGCGGTTGCAGGCGCAGCTCAACGACCAGATCGCCGCCTTGACCCAGCAGTATCAGCCCCAGCTCGACGCCTTGGGGGAGGAGGTGGCCGCCCTGCAAAAGGGGGTGCAGACCTGGGCCGAGGCCCACCGCGACGAGCTGACCCGCAACGGCAAGAGCAAAACCGCCAACTTGGTGACCGGCGAAATCGCCTGGCGTCAGCGCCCCCCTTCGTGCCGCATCACCGGGGCCGACGCCGTGGTGGAAACCCTGGAGCGGCTGGGTTTGGGGCGTTTTGTGCGCACCAAAAGCGAACCGAACAAAGAGGCGATTCTGAACGAACCCGAGGCGGTGGCCGGGGTGGCGGGCATCAAGATCGTCACCGGGGTGGAGGACTTCGTGATCATCCCCTTCGAGGCCGAGGCCGCGTAACGCCCCCAGCGCGGGGGGTCCTTGGCTCCTAGGGGGGGCCAGGAATGGCCGCGCCCCGTCCAGCGGGCGGTGATGGGATCGAAACAACACCCGCAGCAGGGGGCGCTCCTCCTTTCGCGAGCCTCTGCCGCTGGCCACGTAATGGCCCCCCCTGTGGGGGGAAGCGAAACCCCCTCCGCCGCCCAGGCGGGGGGTGGTCATCCGGCGGTGGTGCGCCGGGTCCGACGAGCAGCCGAATGACATCAACGTGTAGGAGCGCCGCCTCGGCGCGATTGCTTGGTAGCCCGGAGGGCGCGGCGATGAAGCGCTCACCGGAGAAGGAGAAAAACGATGATCGCTGTTGCTTTTGTGGCCGGGATCACCCTGGGCAGTTTGGGCGTTGTCTTGGCCTTGGCCCTGGTGCGTAGGCCCAAGCACGACGCAGACCACCGTTGCGCCGAGTGCCGGGGGGCGAGGCATGGCTGACAACAATCCGCATGAGGCGGCGCTGGCGCTGGCCAGGGCATCATGACCGCCGACACCATCACCCGCCCCCTGCTGGCCAGGATCCACATCGGCAAAAAAGAGCTGGGGTGGGACGACGACACCTACCGCGACGCCCTGCACAAGGTGGCCGGGGTGCGCAGCGCCAAACACTTGACGATCATCGGCGCCGCCCAGGTGCTGGTCTACATGGAGCGCTGCGGCCTACCGCCCCACCAGACCAACCCGCACCGGGCCGCCAAGCCCGACCCCGCTCGCGCCCGGCAGCGGCCGATCGACAAAATCGAGGCGCAGTTGACCAGCCTGGGGTATGGCTGGCCCTACGCCCACGGCATGGCCAAGAAGATGTTCGGGGTCGAACGGGTGCAGTGGTGTACACCGGATCAACTGCGCCGGATTGTCGCAGCATTGGTGTACCACCAGCGCCGCAAGGGGGTTGCCTTGGGCCCCAAGGATCGAAAAACAGAAGGGACGCAGCCGTGAACGTCGCGCGCACACACGACTTCGCCCTCATCCTGCGCGAGAGCAATGCCCTACCGGACTCGGCTCAGGCTCTGGTCGAGGGGCTGGGTTGGTCCGACGCCGAACGGGTCATCCGCCTCTTGGGCGGCACTGAAATTTACGTTCCGGCCCGCCGCCCAGCCCCAGATCACTGGCTCAGCGTCGCCGTGGGGCACGACGTGGCCCAAAAACTGGCGCACCTCGCAGGCGGAGAGGCTCGGTTCCCCATCCCCCGTTGCCACGCCGCCCTGCTCGCCGCCCGCGACGCGCAAATCCGCGCTGCGGTGGGCGAGATCAACCGCGACCTGGCCCTGCGGTATGGGCTGACCGAGCGGAGGATCCGCGAAATCCGCAACCGAGGCACACCCCGACAGGTCGTGGCGCCTAGGTTGTGGGACTGACACGCCCCCCCCCATCCGGGCATCAATCCCCACGCCTGCCCCATGCAGGCACGGGTTCAGCAGCCCGGATACCAGGCGCACCAGCCGCGCCAGCGGTTTTTTTTGCGCCCGCCCCGCCAGGGGTGGGCCTGGTGTGCACGCTCGGCCCCCTATGGTGGGGGTTGGGTGGGAGCCCCTCGGGGCTGCCGGTACCTGGTCCGGTCTGCTAACCCGCCCCACCCCCACCACCCGCGCAGCAGCGGGGGGAACCCACCCAGGAGGCCGCCATGAGCGCCTTGATCCCCAGCAGTACCCCCAGCAGTACCACCCTCATCCCCACCACCACCGGCACCTTGGCCGGGGTCGAGCAGACCCTGGTCGATGCCAGGACGCTGCACAAGCACCTGGGGGTCGGCAAAATGTTTGCCAATTGGATCAAAGACCGAATCGAAACCTACGGTTTTTCAGAGGGTTCGGACTTTTTGCCAAAGCTGGCAAAAACCCCCGGCCTCTTCGGCGGCCGCCCAAAAACCGAGTACCTGCTCAGCCTTGAGGTGGCCAAATCTTCCAACGTGATTCGCACCCACAAACTCAATATTTACTCCCCGGCCTACGTCGTCGATATGCGGCCCAACAATGACGGTAGCGGTGTGCTGACGGTGCGATGTCGCGCCGACGCCGAACAAATCCCCAAGAAGGGATTGAATTTCAAGCGCCGTTGCGACCTCAACGCCCATTTGCTGATGCACTATGCCGTCACCGGAGAGGAGGAGCCCAACCCGAGCATGATCTGGATCGGAGAAACATCGTCGTGATTGCCAAAGCCCCGCTTCGGCGGGGGCTTTCTTTTCTCCTCCCTTCGCCTGACCCTTGATTAACCCCGCAATACCACCCCGGAACCCCATCCCGTTCCCACCCTGCTCCAGCCTGGCGATCCTCCCCCCCCAGGAGGAAGCCCATGATCCTTGAATCCCTACTCTCAGGTCTCGGCGGCGGTGTGTTGCGGCTGGTCCCCGAGGTACTCACCCAACTCGACAAAAAAAATGAGCGCGCGCACGAGCTGGCGATGTTTGATCGCCAAATCGAGGCCGACCGCGACCGATCCTCCGAGCGACTCGAAGAAGCCAAGACCCAAGGCCAGATCACCCTCGACGCCGCCGGGCTAGCAGCCCTCCAAACCGCCATCGCTGCCCAGGCTAAGCCCTCGGGTGTGCGGTGGATCGACGGTCTGAGTCAATCGGTACGCCCCGTCGTCACCTATTGGCTGTTGGCGCTGTACGCCAGCGCCAAAACGGCGGCGGCGGTGTCGCTGTATCTGTCGGGCGGCGATCTGCTCGCCGCGATTTCAACCGCCTACACCGACGCCGACTTGGCAATGCTCAGCGGCATCCTCAACTTTTGGTTCCTGGATCGCGTAATCCGCCACCGACAGGGGGTGTGATCGATGGGCGGCCTGTCACTCGTCCCCGAACAGGCGCTCGACCTGGCGATCTCCTTCGAAGGGTTCGCGCGAGTCGTGCAGCGATCCCCGGTGGTGTTGGCCCGACCGTACCGCTGCCCCGCCGGGCATTGGACCATCGGGTACGGCCACCTATGCCGACCCGATCACCCCCCCATCGACGAGGCGCAGGGCCAAATCTACCTGGAGGCAGACATGGGCGACGCGGTCGCGCAAACCCTGCGGGTGTGCCCGATCTTGACCCACGAATCGCCCCAACGCCTGGCCGCCGTCGCCGACTGGACCTTCAACCTCGGGTCGGGTCGCCTGCGGGCCTCGACCATGAGGCGACGGATCAACGAGGCCGACTGGCGCGAGGCGGCCAATGAAATGCGCCGCTGGGTGTGGGGCGGCGGGAGAAAGCTGCCCGGTTTGGTTCTGCGACGCGAGGCCGAAGCCGCCTTGCTATTGAGTGTGTGAGGAACGATGGACATCGCCGATCAGGCCTTCGAGGTCGAAGAAATCCAGCGCCGCGAGGCGCTCGACCGCTACCGCAGCGAGCCGGAGCGCAACGAGACCGGCATTTGTTGGGTGTGTTGGGAGCCGATCCCCTCCGAGCGCCTGGCGCTCAAGCCAGGAGCGTTGCGCTGCATCGATTGCCAAAAGGAGTTCGAGCGGGGGGGGGGAAGTGAATCAAATCGCGGACCTCGGCCCCTTGGTCACCTTGATTGCCCTGTGGTCGGGGGTGCTGTTCTGGGCGGTGAAGTGGCTGCTCGACCGCTACGTCAAACACATCGACGGCAAGCTGGACGGCATTCAAAAAGCCAACCGCGAAGGGGGCGACAAAATCGACCGCGTGGAAAAAGACCTGCTGAAGCTGCAAGCCGAACTGCCCCGCGAGTACGTGCGCCGCGAGGACTGGATTCGGTTTAGCTCCAGCATCGACGCCAAACTTGACCACCTGCGCGACAAGCTCGACCGGGTGTTGGAGGCCAAACCCCATGCACGAGATTGATCTGGATAAAGCCCAGCGCGAAGAGACCCGCTGGCGCATTTTGCGGGCGCTGGATGCCGGGCGCCCCAGCGCTGTGGCCGAAACCGTGCTGTACCGCGCTCTGGCCGACATCGATCTGCCCATGACCCCCCACGGACTGCGGCGCGAACTGGATTACCTGCGCGACTGCGGGCTGGTCACCCTGGAGTGCGAAGAAACCCCCACCTGGATGGCCAGCATGACCGCCCAAGGGGTCAACGTGGTGGAGTACGCCACCCCCGCCCCGGCGGGGATCAGCCGCCCCAAAAAGTGGTGGTGAGCGTGCCGCCTAGGTCGAAAATCGAGGCACTGCCCAAGCCGGTGCGCGAATGGCTGGACCGCGCTCTGGTCGAGGGGGGGCATTCGGGGTTTGTGCGGCTGAGCCAGGAGCTGGCCGCCCGAGGTTACAGTGTCGGCAAAACCGCCATTGGTACCCGTAGCCAGATGCTGGAGCGCCGCTTGGCGGCGCTGAAGGCCAGCACCGATGCAGCGAGGCTGATTGCCGAGGCGGCCCCTGACGATGCCGATCACCGCAGTGCTGCGGTGATCGGCTTAGTTCAGTCGGATCTATTCGAGGCCCTGCTGGCGGTGCAAGAGGCCGAAACCGCCCCGCCTGGGGAGCGCCTGAAGCTGCTCAATCAGGCAGCCAGGGCCATTGCCGACCTAAGCCGCGCCAGCCGGGGGCAGAAGGAATGGGAGGAGGAGGTTCGGCGCCGCACGGCGGAGGAGTTGGTCAAAAGGGTCACCGAGGACGCCAGAGGGTCGAACGGCGCGATCACCCCCGACCGCCTGCGCGCGATCATCCGCGAGAGCTACGGCGTGGATGTATGAGCGCCCCCCTGCTCTACCCCTATCAGCAACGCTGGCTGGCCGACCGCACCCGTTTCAAGGTCGGGATGTTCGCCCGTCAGACTGGCAAAACCTTCACGACCACGCTTGAAATCGTGCTCGACTGTGTGCGGGCCGAGGCAGCGGGAAAGCGCACCCGGTGGGTGATTCTGTCACGCGGCGAGAGGCAGGCTCGTGAGGCAATGGAAGAGGGGGTGAAGCGGCACCTTCAAGCCCTTCAAGCCGCCTTCGAATTGGTCGAAATCGACCAATTCGAAGGCGTGCAGATCAAAGCGTTGGAAGTCACGCTGCCAGGTGGGTCGCGCATCACCGCCCTGCCCGCCAACCCCGACACCGCGCGCGGGTTTTCGAGCAACGTCTTCCTCGATGAGTTCGGGTTTCACGCCGACAGCCGCAAGATCTGGACCGCACTGTTCCCGGTGATCTCGGCGGGGTGGAAGTTGCGGGTGGTCAGCACCCCCAACGGCAAAGGCAATAAGTTCTACGAGCTGATGACCGATCGAGACCCCGAATCCCCTTGGTCGCGGCACGTCGTGGACATCTACCAGGCGGTGGCCGATGGCCTGCCCCGCGACATTGACCTGCTGCGCAAGGGGATCAATGACCCCGACGCCTGGGCGCAAGAGTACGAACTCAACTGGCTCGACGAGGCCAGCGCCTGGCTCAGTTACGACCTGATCAACGCAGTCGAACACGACGATGCCGGTCTGCCCGAGAGGTACTTAAACGGGCGCACCTACATCGGCAACGACATCGCCGCACGCAACGATTTATGGTGCTCCTGGGTGTGGGAGCGGGTCGGCGACGTGTTGTGGACGCGAGAGATCGTCACCCTCAAACGGGCCAGCTTCCGCGAGCAGGACCAGACCCTCGACGCTCTGATGCGCCGGTATAACCCGGTCAGGTTGTGCATGGACCAAACCGGCATGGGCGAAAAACCGGTCGAGGATGCCAAGCGCCGCTACGGTGACAGCCGGGTGGAGGGGGTGCTCTTCACCGGCGATGCCAAGCAGCACTTGGCCCACGTCGCGAAAGAGGCGTTCGAAGACCGCAAGGTGCGCATCCCGTCGGGCAACGAGTGGGTGCGTGCCGATCTGCACAGCCTGCGCAAGGTCACCACGGCGGCGGGCAACATCCGCTTCGATGTCGAGGGGGGCGACGGCCACGCCGACCGGGCCTGGGCCGCCTTTTTGGGGATCTATGCCGCGTCGCCCCCGCCGACCGAATACGCCTACACCCCCGCCCCCGGCAAACACAGCCGTTGGGACGGATCTTTCGACGATGACGACGACGACCCGTTGGCGGGCGCGAAAGGGGCCTGGTGATGGCCGATTACACGATCTTCGACCCCTACGGCCAGCCCATCCGCCGCGCCGACGTTGGGGGAGAGCCTCAAACCTCGCAAATCGCGCAAATCAAGCAGGAATTCGAGCTGCACCCAGTGCGGGGGTTGACACCTGCCAAGCTGTCGGCGCTGCTGGAGGGGGCAGAGCGCGGCGACATCGCCCAGCAGTCCGACCTGTTCGCCGACATGGAAGAAAAAGACGGCCACCTCGCCGCCGAGATGGGCAAGCGCCAGCGGGCGGTCCTTACCCTGGATTGGTCGATCACGCCCCCGCGCAACCCTACTCCGCAAGAGGAGGGGGATGCCGCCTACGTCGAAGAGGTGTTGCGCGATTACCCCGATCTCGACGATGTGTTGCTCGGGCTCACCGACGCCGTCGGTAAGGGTTTCGCGTGCGCCGAAATCGAATGGGGACGTTACGGCAGCGAGCGCCTCCCCACCTCCGTCACCCCGCGCCCTCAGCGCTGGTTCTGCCTCGACACCGCGACCCGCTCAGAGATCCGGCTGCGCAACGGCCACAGCCTCGACGGCGAAACACTCAACCCGTTCGGGTGGGTGGTCCACCGCCACCAGGGGCGCAACGGCACACTGGCCCGCGAAGGAATTTACCGCACCCTGGCGTGGCTCTTCCTCTTCAAGAACTACTCGGTGCGCGACCTGGCCGAATTCTTGGAGATTTGCGGCCTGCCATTGCGCCTGGGCCGCTACGAATCGGGGGCCTCACCCGCCGAAAAGGCGACCCTGCTCCGCGCGGTCGTCAACATCGGTCACGCGGCGGCGGGGATCATCCCCAAAGGGATGGAAATCGAATTCAAGGAGGCAGCCAAAGGAGGGGCCGATCCGTTCCTGGCGATGGTCGGGTGGTGCGAACGAACGCAGTCGAAGGTGATTCTAGGGGGCGTCGCCACCAGCGAGGCGACCAATACCGGATTGGGCAGCAATACGGCCAGCGTCCACAACGAGGTCCGGCGCGACCTATTGGTCAGCGACGCCCGCCAGATTGCCGGGACGCTCACCCGAGACCTGATCTATCCGATTTTGGCGCTCAATCGGGGGAGTTCCGATCTGCGCCGGTGCCCTCGGTTCGTGTTCGACACCTCCGAAGCGGAAGATCTGGCTCTGTATTCCGAGGCGGTGCCCAAGCTGGTACAGGTCGGGATGAAAATCCCGGCACGCTGGGCTCACGATAAACTGCGCATCCCCGAGGCCCAGGATGGGGAGGCGGTGCTGTCGGTCGCCTCGACGCCGCAGCCACCGGTCGGTGGCGAGGTCTCGGCCCGAGCGACGCTGACAGGTCTCAAGCAAAATCTGCCCCGCCCCGACGAGCTGATCGCCGACCGACTGGCCCGGCAGGGGCACGAGGCCGTCGGGGTCTGGATGGCCCAGATCGAGCTTCTGCTCGGCGAGGCCGAATCGCTCGAAGAGCTGCGCGGCAAGTTATTGGCAGCAGGTCCAGGTCTCGGGCTTGACACTCTCGCCTCGACTCTGGCCGAGGCTGGGCAAGCGGCGGCGGCGGCAGGGATCTTCGACGTGGTCGAGGGATCGAGTGATTGATTCGCGTCCCTCCAGCGTCTCTGGAGCATTCGCTAAACCGTTCGCCGAACAGGTCGCGTTTTTCCGAGGAAAGCTGGGCAACCTTGTCCCCACCGCTCGGTGGGACGATGTGTTCAAAGGCGAGCACGACCGTGGGTTCATGGTGGCGGGTGCGCTGCGTGCCGATCTATTGGCGGCGCTGGCTGGGGCTGTAGATCGAGCCATCGCCGAGGGCCGCAGCCTGGATGGGTTCCGCCGCGATTTCCGCGACATCGTCACGCGGATGGGCTGGCACGGCTGGACAGGCGAAGACAGCGGGGCAGGCCAAGCGTGGCGCACCCGGATGATCTACGCCACCAACGCCTCGACCGCCTATGCCGCTGGCCGTCTCGCGCAACTGCAAGACTTCCCCTTTTGGGTGTATCTGCACAGCGATTCGGCGCTCAATCCGAGACCGCAGCATCTGGCCTGGAACGGGTTGACACTCCCCAAGGATCACCAGTTTTGGGCCACCCACTACCCACCCAACGGCTGGGGCTGCGGGTGTCACGTGGCAGGCGCACGCTCTGCGGACGGGGCTCGCCGCCTGGGCGGTAACCCCGATAAGGCGATCCCAGACGGGTGGGACCAAACCAGCGACAAAACAGGGGAACCGCCAGGTATCGACCGGGGATGGGGCTACAAGCCCGGCGGGGGGGCGGTCGATGCGGTGCGATCTCTCGCCCCGAAGCTCGACCAGCTCCCGCCCCGACCAGCCATCGATCTGATTCAGAGCTGGCTGGCCGCCGACGTTTTCGACCGTTGGTATCGCGCCCCCTCGGGGTCTTTCCCGTTGGTGCGACTGCCGCCGGAGGACGCAGCGGCCCTGGGGGCTCAGGAGGGGGTGACGGTGGCCCACCTGTCAGCGGACAGCGCCCACAAGCAGATCGACCGTCACCCAGAATTGACGGCCCAAGAGTATGCGCAGGCTCAGGAGGTGGTGGATAGAGCGACCTGGAAAGTCGTAGAAAAGCGCAGCCTTATTTATATAAGGGAAGACGAAGTGGGGGGACTGATTCTAGTGGTCAAGACCACCACGACCGGGGGCGGGCTGTGGGTGACCAGTTATCGGCGTTTGTCGGCCGACGCGGCCAAGCGGGATCGAGAGATTCAGCGGCTGCGAAAAAAGCAGGGGCGCGCCTGATCGCCCCCATGGGGTTCGCGTGGCGGGCTCCCGTCACCGCCACCGGGCCGAGGCCCCGACCGGTGAGTGTCCCGGTCACCTTCGGGCGTCAGGCGCGCCCTCAGCAGATCGCGGGGAGATTTTGCCGCGAACCCAAGGGGCAATATAAATGATCCGCATCGAAATCGACACCCCGCCTGTTGTGGCGGCGCTCGAACGTTTGGCCCGAGCCACCACCGACCTAAAACCGGTCATGCAAGACATCGGCGAGGCCCTGGTTGTATCGACCAAGCGCCGCTTCACAACCTCCACCGCACCCGACGGATCCCCCTGGCCCGACAACAGCGACACGACGGTGCTGTTGTTGTTGCGCCGTCGCGGCGGACTGTCGAAACACAAAACAAAAGGGGGGGGGCGCAACCTCACCCGCAAGGGGGTCGGCCTGTTGGCCGACAAAAAACCACTGATCGGCGAGAGCCGTCGTCTCGGTCGGGAAATCCACGCCCGCGCCACCGCCGTCGAGGTGGTGATCGCCTCGGGTCTGGAGTACGCCGCTGTGCAGCAATTCGGGGCCAAAGCCCGCTCGTTCGCGGGCGGCAAAAGCCCCTGGGGCGACATTCCGGCCCGTCCCTTTTTGGGGGTATCGCGCCAAGACGAGGGGACAATCCTCGATGTGGTGCGCGACCGGCTGACCGACGCGCTCAAAACCGCGATTTAAGCAAACAAAAAGGCATAGAGGCACCTAGGGTATATCGGCAACCCTAAAAAGACGTTTTGAAGGGCGTTGAAGGGGTTTTGAAGGGGGTACGGATGCACCCGAAACCGCGCCACCACTGCAACTAATATACAGCCCGCCCCAGATCCCACCCGGAACCCCCTCCCATTAACCGCCGCATGCTGGTCCGCAAGGATACCGGCATGACGACGATCTCCTCTCACTTCGCGACGCCTCACACCCACCGGCCCCCCCAGGTCGGGGGGCGTCGCGGCTTTGTCGCCCGCGTCGAATACGCCGTCGCCGTCTGCGGCGCTGCCATCGACGACCGAGATCCCCCGTCCGAAATTGTCCTGATTCCCGCCGGACCGTTCCGCGCCCGAGAGGGCGACGGGCGGCCCAAAGATGCCCCCCACTGGTATCTGACGCCCGACCGCGCCCGAGCCATTGCCTCTCGGTGGGCGCAAGCGTCTGGCGACATGCCGCTCGATTACGAACACCAGACCCTCAAGGCAGAGCACAACGGACAACCCGCCCCGGCGAGTGGCTGGTGCAAGAAGCTCGATTGGCGCGACGGGGTGGGGCTGGTCGCCCTCGACGTGCGCTGGACCGACCGCGCCGCCGAGCACATCCGCGCGGGGGAGTACCGCTACATCAGCCCAGTGTTCGGCTACCGCGTCGGCACGGGAGAGATCCTCGACGTGCAGATGGCCTCGCTCACCAACTACCCGGCCATCGATGGCCATTCCGACCTGGCGGCCCGAGCCGCCGCGACCTTCCAGACTGCGGAGGAAACCGTGGACGAATTGCGCGAACGCCTGATCTACCTGCTCAACCTGCCGTTGACCACCACCGACGCCGACCTCACAGCCGAACTCGAAAAAGCCATCAGCCTGTTGCGGGGCGCCGAGGCGGCCCAAACCGAGGCGGCCACCGCCCTGGGGCTACCTGCCGATGCCCCGTGGACCTCGGTGACCGCCGCCATCAAGGGGATCGGATCGTCCGATCCCGACCCGTCCAAGTACGTCCCACTCTCCGCCTTCGAGGCGCTCAAGGGCGAGGTGGTGGCGCTTAAAGCCGAGCGCAACGCAGCCCAGGTGGACGACCTGATCGCCTCGGGTCTGGAGCAGGGAAAACTGCTGCCCGTCCAAGAACAGTGGGCTCGCGACCTCGGAGTCAAAGACGTGGCCGCCCTGCGCGGCTACCTCGACAAGACCCCCGCCATCTCGGCTCTATCCGGCACCCAAACCGGCGGAAAACCGCCGGAATTGTCAGAGCCCAACCAACTGAGCGAAACCGAGATGGCGGTATGCAAGGCCACCGGCGTTTCGACCGAAGCGTTCCGCGCCGCCAAGGGCGCGGCTTAATCGACAGGAGGGCCACATGGCCGCCACCACCACCGACCGCAACACCTTGGTGCGCGACGGAACGACCTTTGAAGACCCGGTCGCCGCGAGCGCCAATATCCACTCCGGGGCAATCGTCTGCCTCGATGCCTCGGGCAACGCCGTCCCTGCCTCGACCTCCACCGGACTGACGGCGCGGGGACGTGCCGAAGAGGCCCGCGACAACACATCCGGGTTGGCCGGGAGCTTGACCGTACCCGTCCGCGCCGGGGTTTTCCGGTACGGCAACGACGGCACCATCGACCGCACCCATATCGGCAAAACCGTCTACCTGGTGGACGACCAGACCCTGGCCGCCACCAATGGTATCGGCACCCTATCCGCCGCTGGCGTCTGCAAGGATGTCGATGCGGTTGGTGTTTGGGTCTTGATCGGCTGATCGCCACAGAGGATTACGACATGAACAAGTTTTCTACCGGTTTGATTTTCACTTGCGTGGTCGCTGCCTTCGCCGTCGCGGTGGTTGCCCCCGGTGGCGAGGCGCTGGCCTACCCGTTGGCGCGCTCCGTCCTGGATGCGCCCGACCTCTGGTCCGGGCTGGCGTTCGGCTCGATGGTGGTCAATCGAGCCAACTTGAGCGCGGTTTTTACCGGCTTCAAAGCCGCCTTCAACAAGGGGTTTAGCGCCCCCGAAACCTTCTTCGCAAAAGTCGCCACCACGGTCCCCTCGACCACCGCCGAAGAGAAATACGGCTGGATCGGCAAGAGCACCACGATCCGCGAATGGATCGGGGATCGGCAGGTCCAGAGTCTGGCGCTGCACGACTACGCCCTGAAAAACAAAAAGTGGGAATCGACCGTAGGTGTCGAAGCAACCGCGATTAATGACGATTCGTATGGGGTGCTGGCCCCCGTGTTCGAGGAGATGGGATTCAACGCCAAGTCACACCCCGATCAGCTCGTGTTCAATGCGCTGGCGGCAGGGTGGAGCACTCCCTGCTTCGATGGGCAGTTCTTCTTCGATACCGACCACCCTGTGGGTGGCGAGTCGGGGGTGGCTTCGGTCTCTAATTTGCAGGCCGGAGCAGGATCCCCCTGGTATTTGATGGACACCCGCCGCCCCCTTAAGCCGCTGATCTACCAACTGCGCGAGGACTACAGCTTCCAGGCGATGACGTCCGTCGACGATGAAGCTGTGTTCTCTCGCGACGAGTTTCGCTACGGCGTCAAGGCGCGCTCGAACGTCGGGTATGGGTTCTGGCAAATGGCGTTCGGGTCCAAGGCGACCTTGGACCAAACCAATTTCGACGCCGCCTTCGCCGCGATGGGCGGGTTCAAGGGCGACAACGGCCAACCCCTGGGGATCAAACCCAATCTGTTGGTGGTTGGGATGACCAACCGCTCGGCGGCCAACAAGGTCATCAAGGCGCAGCAGATCAACGGCGGCGACTCGAACCCCAACTACGACGCCGTCGAAGTGGTTGTCGTCCCCTGGTTGCCGTAATCGATCCTTCGATGATGGGGCGGGGGAGCCCCCGCCTGATCATCCATTCCTATATATATAGGAGGCCAACATGGCCGCTGCAAAAAAAACCACGACTCCGGGTCTGCGGGTCTCTAGCCACAAAAACGGATTTCGGCGGGGCGGTCGCGCCTGGAGCGGCGTGACCGAATTGCCCGTCAGCGTTCTGACCGAGGAGCAGATTGCCCAAATCAAGGCAGAACCGATGCTCACCGTCGTCGAGATCGACCTCGAAATCGGTGCGGTTACTGCGGAGGAGGACGGGGACCAATAGCCCCGTTAACCACGATGGCGTACAGCTCACTGCAAGACCTGATCGACCGATTCGGCGAGCAGGAGTTGATTGAACTGACCGACCGCGACCGGCTGGGGCAGATCGACCAGGCCGTGATCGCCCGCGCTCAGGCCGACGCCGATGCTGAGATCGACGGATATCTGGGTGGGCGGGTGCCGGTGCCGTTGGCCACCGTGCCGGGGGCTGTCGTGCGGATCGCCTGCAACCTCACCCGCTATTACCTGTGGGCAGACCGGGCCTCCGACGAGGTTCGTCGGCGCTACGAAGACGGGGTCAAGTTTTTGGCCGCCGTAGGCAAGGGGCAGATCGATCTCGGGTTGTCGCCCGCCGCCACCCAGGCCGTGGCCGAACAATCGGTACAAATGGAGACCGGCGGCAGGGTGTGGGATCGGGGCAACGGAGGGTTCATCTGATGCGCCTGGCCGCCATCGTAGCCCGCCTTGAGACGCAGTGCTCTTTGCTCGCCAAGGTCGGCGGTGCGGCCGAATTCTCGGCGACCGCCGCCACCCCGGCCAGATTCCCGGCTGCGTGGGTCGTGCCCGTCGCCGAGACGGCGGGAGGCGACCTGCTCGCCACCCCCGGAGCTTTGCAGCGCTCGACCCGCACCTTCGCAGTGCTGATCAAGGTGCGCGATCTGCGTGACCCGGTGGGGGAATCGGCACTCGACGGCGGTCTGTCGGAGGTGCGGGCTCAAGTGCTCGCAGCCCTGCATGGCTGGCCGCCAGAGGATAGATCGACCGGCTGTCTGTTCGTGAAGGGGCGACTGGCCGAAATGGACGGCGGCGTGATCGCCTGGCAAGACGACTTTTCTTTCGACGCTTACCTCAAGTCAGGAGGCTGACATGGCCACCGCCAAAACCGCACCGACGCCCGATTCTCCGCCACCTCGACCCACCGGACCGGCTCAACCCCCGAGCGGAGGCAGTTATACCGCCACCGATACCGGCGAGGTAACGCTGACCGAGCGCACCCGCGACGACCACGCCGAGGGTAAAATCAAAGGAGCCAAGAAATGATCCTCGCCGCGAAAAAGGTCATCATGGCCAAGATCGAAACCGTCTATGGGACCGCAGCCACCCCATCCCCAGCCACCGACGCCCTTGCGGTGACCAATTTCAGCCTGACCCCACTTGAGGGCGTCGAACTGGCTCCGGCGGTGGTCAAGCCGGTATTGGGCGAGGACGCCGCCATCCCCATGACTGGCCTCGGCTGCAAGATCGAATTCGACGTGCCGCTGCCCAACGCCACTATGGCCGGGACGATCCCCTGGTGGGGGCGGTTGATGCGGGGTTGCGGCTGGTCCGAGACCAACACGCCGGGCACCAAAACGATCTATGCCTTGGTCGGCAGCGGCTTCGAGTCGCTGACGTTCGAGGCCTATCGCGACGGAGTGAAACACCAGGCGGTCGGCTGTCGCGGCGACTGGTCGTTCAAGGTGACGGCGGCGGGGGAGGCGGTCATGCACTTTGCCTTTACCGGGCTCTACAAGCCGGTGGCCGACGGTGCGCTCCCCTCCGGCACCGTGCTGCCCAACCTCGACATCTACCCTGCCGACGCGACCTACACCAACTCGTTTGTTCTGCACGGGGTGAGCCTCGGGCTGAAAGACCTGGAGATCAAGCTCGGCAACGATGTGCAGCACCGCCACCTGACCAACGCTGAGCGCATCGACATCGTCGGCCAGAAGCCCTCCGGCACAGCCACCGTCGAGGAACCCTCGGTGGCGACCTTCGACGCCTGGGCCAAAGCCCAGTCGGGGGCAGCGGGGGCGCTCGAAATCAAACACGGCCTCGGCAGCGGCAAGTCGCTGGTGATCGCGTGCCCCCGCGTGCAGATCGGCAAGCCCGGTTTCAGCGACGACGCCGGGGTGTCGTTTCTCGGCCTGCCGCTGCGCGTTCTCAATTCGGCGCAAACTGCGCACGACGCCATCACCGTCACCCTCCAATAAGGTCACGCGCCATGTTCAAACTCGATTTTTCCGATACCTACCCCTGGCCTGTCGAGGTCGCCCTGATCGACGACAAGGGTAAAACCAAGAAGACGCGGTTCGTCGCCGTCTTCCGACGCCTGAACCGCCACGAGGTCGAGTCCTTGCTGGACGAGACCAAGAGTGGCGAGATCGACGACGCCGAGTTCTGCCGTCGGGTGGTGGAAGACTGGAAGGAGGTGATCGATGCGGACGGCAACCCGCTACAGTTTTCGCCGCAGAACCTCGATGCGGTGATCGAGATCGTGCCGGTGGCTGGGTGCATCGTCCGGTCGTGGTTTGACTCGATTGCCGAGGGCGCCCGAAAAAACTGATTGACGCCGCCCGCGCCTGGGCCGGGGGGCGGACGGCGAAGTTCGACGACGACGACGTCGCCATGCTGGGCGAGGAACAACTCGCCCGGTTGTCGGTGAGCAGTGACGTGTGGGTGTGGGAAGAGAACTGGCAGGCGCTGCGGGTGTTTTTGGCCTGCTCCGGGTCGTGGCGGGTGATCGAGGGGCGACGCTCTGCCCTCGATCTACCCAGCGTTCACGCCGCGATGCAGATGCTGGGGGTCGGCGATCAGGCCGATTGCCTGGAACGGGTGCAAACCCTAGAAGGGGAGGCGCTCAGGGTGTGGGGGTGATCGGCCTGAAGAGGTATCGCGCCGCGTAATACCCCCACTTCACGGCCACGATGGCCGGAGCCACCAGCCACCACGGACTGGATACGAGCGACAGCACAATCCCCACCACCCCCATGACGAGGTCTTCGAGGATCCCCATGACGCCCTCCTTGTATAGGTTAACCACCGATGCAACTAGCCCTTAAGATTACCGCCTCTGGGGGGCAGGCAAAAGCCGAAATCCTCGGCCTCAGTCAGACGGTCGGCGATCTCGGTGAGACGTCGCTGCGTTCGACGCAGCAGATGGCGGCTGGGGTCACGGCGGCCCGTCGCGGAATTACCTCGATCAGTACCCAGCTCGCTCAGGCCCGCACACTCTGGCTGTCGTTCCAGGCTCTGCCGTTCGCCTCTGGCGGCCTGTCGGGGATCGTCGCTGTCGCCGATACCTGGACCAACCTCGACGGTCGAATCCGACTCGCCACCGGGTCGATGGCCGCATCACGAGTCGCCATGCGCGACCTGTACGCCGTCGCTCAAGAGACCCGCACCCCCATCGCCGCCAATGCCGATCTGTTTTCGCGCCTCGCGCTCTCGACGCGGCAACTCGGTGTCTCCCAGGCCGAATTGATCGAAATCACCAAGACCCTGTCGCAAGCCTCGGTGGTATCGGGGGCCTCGTCGTCCTCCGCCTCCGCCGCGATGACTCAGCTTGCCCAGGGGTTCGCCAGCGGTACGTTGCGCGGCGACGAGCTCAATTCGGTGCTGGAGCAAACCCCGCGCATCGCGCAGGCAATCGCCGATGGGCTCGGGGTACCGCTTGGGGCGCTGCGCGCGCTCGGCGAACAGGGGCAGATCACCGCCGCCACGGTGATCGAGGCGCTGCGCAGCCAGGCGGCCACGGTGCAAGCCGAATTCGACCAAATGCCCGTCACCATCGAGCAGGCCTCAACCCGCATTGCCAACGCTTTCGGGCGCTGGCTCAACGCACAAAACAAGATTTCAGGCGCCACGACAGATTTGGCCACTGCCCTCGACGGCGTGGCCAACCACATGGCTGCCCTGGCATCGGGAGGCATCGCCCTCGCCGAGGCTGCGTTGGCGATTTGGCTGGCCCGTCAGACGTCGGCCGTAGCGATTGCCGCCCAGGCGGCACTGGCGGCGCGCGCCCAGAAGGCGGCACTGCTGGAGCAGACCCAGGCCGAACTGGCCAGCGCCGAGGCGGCTCTCGCCAAGGCCAGGGCCGATTCGATCATGGGCGCAGTCGCGCAACAGACTGTGGCCGACCTGACGGCGCAGACCGCCGCCCTACGGAGTCAGGTCGCCGATCTGACCGGGGCGACGAAAGCCGCCGGAATCGGAATTGCCGGACTGTTTAATTTATTGGGTGCGGGGATGGCCGGTTACGCAATCGGATCTTGGGCCCGCGAGGAATTCGCCGTCGTGCGCCAGGCGGGCGACGCCTTAGTCCTCGCTCTGCTCAAGGGGTGGGAGTGGATCAAATTTGGTGCAGCGGCCACCTGGGAGGGGATCAAAACCGGATCTGGCGAGGCGGTCGGGTGGATCGGGTCACTGTTCGTCGGATTGCTTCAAGTGCTGCGCAACGGGTGGCAAACCGCCCAGACCGCCGCCACTGTGGTGTGGACCGGGGCAAAATTTGCTGCATCGGCGGCATTCGAAGGCATTCAAACGGCCTTAAAAGGGCTTTTGACGGCACTCAAAACAGGGGCCGAATCACTCGGGCTCGATACCGTCGCCCGGAAAATCGGCGAATGGGAGTCGGCGATTCAACCCGCCGGACGGGCCTTGGCCGACTATCGCGTGGCAATGCGTCGGGTCGCGGACGAGGCGACAGCGGGTTACGGGGCCATCCAAGAGGGGTCCGACCGCCTGCGCGCCGGGCTGGACCGGGCCAAGGGCGGAGTCACCTCCTTGAGCGACAGCTTGTCCAAGCTGGCCCAGGAGCGCGACCGCGCCCTGGGTGGTATCGACGCTGTCGGCGTCGAGATGTTTGCGGCGCCGAACGACGTCGGTGCTCCCACCGCCCCGTCGCCCCGGTCCATCCCGGCACCTCGCATCGACCCCACCCAAGCGCAACAAACTGTCGACCAAGCCCGGCAGTTGACCGCCGATCTGTTGGGCACGGCCCAAGACGCCAGCACCAAGATGGCATCCGAATACTCGGCGCGGTGGGAGGCCCTGGTGGCGGTCGAGGGGGCAGGGTCGGCCCGCGTCGTGGCGCTGGAACAGGCCTATGGGCAGTGGTTGGCGCAGCAGGAGCGCGACAAAACCGACGCTCTGCTCGCCGCCGCTCGCGACCGATCCACCGCCCTGGAACAAGAGTGGCAGGGTCAGTTTTTGACCGAGGCGGAGAGAGAAAATCTGCGTTATCAACGTCAGCTAGAGGCACTGGCCGCCGAGCGCAAGGCAGTGGAAGACAGCGGCCAAATGACTGCCGCGCTGCGTGCCCGTTACGACCGCGACGAATTGCGGGCCAAAACTGCGTCTCTCGACGAAGTGGGCACGTTGCTCGACGGGATCGGCGAATCACTCGGGCTCGATACCGTCGCCCGGAAAATCGGCGAATGGGAGTCGGCGATTCAACCCGCCGGACGGGCCTTGGCCGACTATCGCGTGGCAATGCGTCGGGTCGCGGACGAGGCGACAGCGGGTTACGGGGCCATCCAAGAGGGGTCCGACCGCCTGCGCGCCGGGCTGGACCGGGCCAAGGGCGGAGTCACCTCCTTGAGCGACAGCTTGTCCAAGCTGGCCCAGGAGCGCGACCGCGCCCTGGGTGGTATCGACGCTGTCGGCGTCGAGATGTTTGCGGCGCCGAACGACGTCGGTGCTCCCACCGCCCCGTCGCCCCGGTCCATCCCGGCACCTCGCATCGACCCCACCCAAGCGCAACAAACTGTCGACCAAGCCCGGCAGTTGACCGCCGATCTGTTGGGCACGGCCCAAGACGCCAGCACCAAGATGGCATCCGAATACTCGGCGCGGTGGGAGGCCCTGGTGGCGGTCGAGGGGGCAGGGTCGGCCCGCGTCGTGGCGCTGGAACAGGCCTATGGGCAGTGGTTGGCGCAGCAGGAGCGCGACAAAACCGACGCTCTGCTCGCCGCCGCTCGCGACCGATCCACCGCCCTGGAACAAGAGTGGCAGGGTCAGTTTTTGACCGAGGCGGAGAGAGAAAATCTGCGTTATCAACGTCAGCTAGAGGCACTGGCCGCCGAGCGCAAGGCAGTGGAAGACAGCGGCCAAATGACTGCCGCGCTGCGTGCCCGTTACGACCGCGACGAATTGCGGGCCAAACAGATCCACGAAAACGCTAAGGCGGGGGTCGAAAAACAGGCGGCAGAGGCCCGTCTGTCACTGACCGCAGGGGTGTTCGGTGCGCTGTCGGCCCTGCTCGCAAACGGTGGCAAGAAGGCCTTCGAGGCCAGCAAGGCGCTCGCCATCGCCGAGACGGTGGTCTCGACCTATGCCGCCGCGCAGAAGGCCTATGAATCGCAGCTTGCGATTCCGACGCCCGACGCCCCCGCACGGGCCGCCGTGGCGGCAGGGATCGCCGTCGTCCAGGGTGTGGCACGGGTCGCCGCAATCTCGAAGCAGCAATACGGCGGCGCAGCCTCCGCCTCCGCCGGGGGCGGAGTAGGCGCGGGGGTGCAATCCACCCCCGGCAGTATGGCCACCGGGTCGGGGTATGGCGGAGTCACGGGAGCGCACGACAAGGCAGCCACCCCACCGACGCAGCCCCCGGTGACGATCCACCTACAGGTGCAGGCTCTGCACCCGGACGAGGTCAGCGCCGGGACGCTCCAGCGCATCGCCGAGGCACTCTCTCCAGTGCTCGACCGCAACATTAATCGCGGTGCGAACGTGGCGGTATCGGTATGACCGACGCCCCCCTCATCATCGGCACGAACCTGCTCACTGGGGCCGCCTTTGCGGTGCTCACCGGGACCGAATCGCCCAGCTATAAGGTGGACAGCATCGCCGACGGCGATCTGCTGTCTCCCGCCGTGATCCAAGCCGACGGCGGGGAATCGGGTGGGGTGGATATTACCGCCACCCTTGCCTCGGCTGCTATGCCGACGGTCATCCTCCTCGGCGGGCATCGCCACGACACGGCAGGAGCTCGCTCCGTGGCGGCGTCGGCCCTGTTGACGGTCGCCTATTGGGACGGGGCAGTCTGGAACACCATCCTTAACGCCGCCCCCAACGATGGTCCGAGCCAAGGGAGTCGAATCTATCGGCTAAACGCACACCCGCCCTCGACCCAGTATTTGATCAGGCTGAACTATTTCGACCCCTTACAGGTGTTGACGATCCCCGAGATCGTGCTGGCCGAGGCGGTCGAGATGGATTTCATCGAGCTGGGCTACGACCCCTACCGCGAGGTGACGATTGCGACCAAATTCGAGGCCGAAACAGGGCGGCGGTGGGTTAACGTGACCGGACGACGTTTGGAGCTCAAGCCGCAATGGTCGGCCATCGATCCCACGTTGGCGGCCAAGATCGACCTGATCCGTGAGCAACGCTTCGAGGCCGGTCTGCCTATTTGGTGGGCCTGGATGCCCGACACCCGCCCGACCGAGGTCTACCTGATGCAGGCCAAGCAGATGCCCCACATGCCCATCGCCCGTGCGGGCAATTTGCGATCCATCACCCTCGATCTGGTGGAGGCGGTGTAATGCTGACGCTGTCCCAGGCCATCGCCACCCGATTGTCCTCTCCAGCCCACGGGGCCACCCCGGCATTGTGGGTCGAAATCGACCAAACCCCTCCCCCTGGCGCGACCGGGTCGGCAGGCTACGCCGCCGCCCTCGACAGCCAAGTGCAGTGGGCTGGAGTCGCACCTTACAACGCCCTCGATTCTGGGGTACGGGCGGAGGGGGGGAGGTTGATCCTCGGCCCCGGGTCGCCCGTGACGCCGACCCACACCACAGGCCCCTCGTTCGCGACCTCGCATCAGCCAGATCTCGCCACGTTGAGGGTGCTTTACCACCGGGTTTCAAAGACAGACACCGATTTCTACGGCGCCTTCGCGACGGTTCCGACAGCGACCTTCCCCTTTATTGCCAGCGCCGACGGGGTGCTCAACGAGCTGCGCCTCGAGTGCGAAATGCATCGTGCGGCAACGCAGGTCCTGACCTACCCGAGCACGATTGAGTGGCCCCAGGGCGGCTGGAACCTAGAGTGCCGCATTTTGGACGCGTCTGGGGGGCAGGTAGGGTTAACCGCCTACTGGTTCCGGTACGCCGACGTCGCCACCACCCATCTCGACGCGCTCCCTACGTCGACCACTCCAGGGGGGGTCATCATCTCGGGATTCGCAGCCTCGCTGCGTGGAGGGAGCACCTACTCGGTCGAGTTTAGGCTCGTTCCCGATCGCTCAGCGGTGATTGTGTTCGACCTCCCCTGGGTCGATGCCGTGTCCTGGATCAAGCTGTGGATCTACGGCCTCTCGTGCGCTGCGCCGGGGTATTGGGTGCCGAGTGGCGCGATGGATCCGGCTATGGGCTTCCCGCTCACCATCGCCGAAGTCTATCAACCCACCGGCACTGCCTACCGCCCCGTCGACCTCGGCGGAACCCCGACCGGTTCCGGATCGGTCTCCTGGACCGATACGATACCCATCGGAGGGGCGGTGGCGGTGTCGCTCTACTCGACGAATGATCCCGTCGTTTACGCCTCGGGTTCGCTCGCCGGGTGGACGGCGCACGGGGCTGTGGCCACCGGCGATCCGCTCCACGCCCTGGACAGATACTGGCTGGCCAAGATCGACCTGACCGCCTCCGCCGCCCACGACGCGTCGCCGTCGGTGCAGAACCTGATTATCACCTTCGCGCCGCCGCCCCTTGTGCTGGGATCTTACGCTGGGTCCGAGATGGCTATCCCCGCCATTGGCGGGACGATCACCCGGACGTCGCAATTGACCGAGTCGCCGCGCGGCGCGACCTCCGGGGAGGTGTCAATCACCGTCGCACCGTCTGGTGAGGCCTACGGGGCGTTGCTGGGCGGCACGATCAAGAACAGGATCGCCACCGTCTCGGTGGGGTATGCAGACTCGACCGACCGGGCGCGAATCTATCGAGGCAGAGTGTGGGACGTCCGCGCCGGGGCGAGTCTTGAGGTTGTGCTGCGTGACGACCTCGACCTGACCGACCGCAAAATTCCAGATCGCGAATATGGTCCGACCTGGTCGGCGACGACCGATTACGCGGTGGGTGACAAGGTCACCTACGGCAACGCCGGTTGGTCGTCCTTGGTGGCCAGTGGTCCGGGCGCAGGCGGCGCCGTGATACCGGGGTCGAACCCGGTTGTCTGGCAATCGGACGGCACGGCATGGCGCAAGGCGACCTATCCGGTCAATACCCACTTGGCCGATCTCGCCTTCGACCTGCTGACCAACTGGCTGGAGATCCCCGAGGCACGGATCGATCCTGCGTGGGTGGGGCACTTCAAGACCACGTTCCCGTCCCGCCAGATCGAGGCGCAAAAGACCATCGACAAGCCAACCTCGGCATCCGATCTGCTCGCCAGTCTGGCGGCGCTGCTAGAAGCCCAATGGACCGTGCGTGACGGGTTGCTGACGCTGTTCCAGATCCCTCGGGCGGGCGCGCCTGCCGTCGAGACCATCACCCCCGATCAGGTGGGGGCCAGTGCCCTCAAGTGGCGCAGGGGCTGGGAGTACGTCCGCAACGTGGTCACCGTAGCCACGGGGTGGGACGGCCAGACCTTTGGAGCCGCCTACAGCGTGGCCGAGTCCGTTTCGGTCGCCGAATACGGAGCCCAAACCGAGGTCATCGAAGACAAGTGGGGTTTACCAGCAGCCGAGTGTCAGGCTCTAGCAGCAACTTCGGCGGCCCGCAAGGCCAACGGAATGCAGGTGATCGAGGCGTCCGTTTCGTCCGCGTGTTTACGCCTGGAGGCTGGGGACGTGGTGCGAATCGTCTCGGCGCAATTGCCTCTGACTATTCCGGGCCGGACTTTGCTGTGCTACGTCGTGCGACGCGATTTCGATTGGGCTCGGCAATCGTGCCGGGTGACGCTTTTGGAGCTGACTTAAATGCGATGGGACGCCTCGTTGAACGCCGACTTTTGGCGGATTCTTAAGGTCTCAGCGCCCAATGGCGTGGCGCTTGATCTCCGAGATTACACCGCCTCGCTGACGTTGCGCCGCCGCTGGTCGGATCAGTCCTCGGCAACGTGGCCGGTCGCCCTTGGATTGACGAGTGGATTGGTGCTGGTTTTTGCCGACCTTGCCACCCTTGAGGCGGTGGGTATCGGACGCTACGCATGGTCGATCAACGCGACCCACCCCCTCGGCGACGACCGACACATCGCCTCGGGCGAGCTCACGATCAGGAGGAGTTAACATGCCGAACTACCTAGTGGTGACGGTCGACGACGTTACCGCGCAACTCGCAGTGGTCGGCCCAGACGACGTCGGGGCCGACCCAGCCGGTACGGCCTCCACCACCGTCGCGGCGCACGAGGGGGCGGTCGATCCCCACCCGCAGTACACCACCACCGCAGAGGCTGGCGCTGCCGCTCCCGTGCAATCGGTAGCGGGGAAGGCCGGAGCGGTGACGTTGACTCCCGGCGACGTCGGGGCCGACCCAGCCGGTACGGCCTCCACCACCGTAGCGGCGCACGAGGGGGCGGTCGATCCCCACCCGCAGTATTACGACACGGCCAGACTGTCGGCTCGGCGCGGTCTCGCCGGGCGTTATACGGCCACACTCGGCAGCGGCAACAATATTCAACAAATCGTGGATTGCGGTCTGGGCACCGTTTTGGCAGGGGTGTATGGCGTCCCTGAAGTTTGGATTTCGACCGATGGCGGCGCGACCTTCCCCACCTCTGTCACGCTGGGCAGCGGGACAGGGGTGTCAAGTATCGTGCAACTGTCGAGCGGCACCGTT